ACATAGTTCCGTCAGGCTTGAAGTGTATTCCCGTTGGGTTTGCAAAAGTTCCCCCAGCGTCTGTTAGCCCTTGCTCCCTAGTATAAGATGCTGTAGAAACGTCCCAAGCAGCGCTCATTGTATATTGAACTACTTGGTCAGTGCTATGTCCAACAATATATAAGTATATGCCGTCAGGAGAAATATACATACCATAAGGATTTGGCTCACTGGCTGGCGAAGAACCTAAGCCAGTTAAAGCGTCTGTATATGTAGCCGTAGAAATATCCCAAGCTGTAGATAAAGCATATTCACCTACATCATCCCCAGACCTACCAAGAATATACATTTTAGTTCCGTCAGGCTTAAAGAATATAGCTTCAGGAGTACCTTCTTGTGGATTTACGTAAAAATTTTCAGGCTGAAGTTGCCATGTAGAGATGTCGTTATCATTATATTGTATAGAAGTATTATCTACGCCGCTTTCATTTCTAAACTTTATTACGTTAGGCGTGTCGTTAGTTCTACCAATGCAAGTAACTTGAAGACCTTGTATAATAGTACCGTTTGTTTTTAAAACTATACCTACGTTTTGTATTAAGTTAACACCTGTAGGCTTTGTTACAGTAAGACCACCACCTACAGCTACATATACAATATCATTTACATTGACACTACTAAAGCCTGAAATGTTTGTATTGTAAACACCCATTAGTGTTACTGTACCGTCTTGTCCATCTCCACTAGTGGATAATTCTGAATTTGTAATACCAATAGCTGGCATTTTAGAAGAATCAGAGGCATCAGCAATACCCACCTTTATTCTTCCGCTAGCTCCAATTTCTCCCTTAGAATATACAGGTGTACCCACAGGTATTGTAGCACCTTCGTCGTTTCTCACTTTCTCGAAAACTAAGCTAGCTTCTAACGGAGCTAGTTCTTTTATTTTAGATATTTTTGTTATCTTTGACATAAATATTTATTTACAAGAATTTAACTTAGCTAACTCTATTTCTAATTTATTTATCTTCTCATCAAGCTCGTTGATGACCTTTATCTTCTTTTCTAACCTTCTTTCTAAAACAACAATATCTTCTTCTAGCTGGCCTATTTGACTATAGGCTATGCCCATAGTAAATATAATACCGATAATCCAAATGATGTTACCGATACTTATAGTAAAGTCTTTTTTCATTATTGTCCGAAAAACAGCTTAGCTAATGCGGCAGCTACAATTCCATAAATAATCCACATAGCTCTAGATAGAGTTTTCCTAGCGGAAGTATTTTGGTTAACTCTGGCTGTTACTCCATTGTCAGGGTCAAGAAGATTTCTAGTTAGCATATCTAGCTTTTCATCCATCTTATCTAACTTCTTATCCATGTTATCCATCCTCTGTTTCATTAAAGCTATTTCTTGAGCTGTTGTGGCCATCGCTGTAAATATTAACTTACAGGCGTAGCTCTAGGTGCTAGATAAACTATGCAAGAGCCGCCATTTAATTCAACAAAGTCCCAGGTTCCAAATATTGTTACTCCAGCAGGGAAAGTGTGAGAAGTAGTAATTATTAAAGATTCTCCAGTGTCAGTTAAATCTGTTACCGCACCAAATGTATCTCCTGTCTCATCTTCACCATCAACTGTGCTTATAGAATTAGTTACACCGCCCATATTTTCTAGAGCTTGAAAAGTAGTTTCTTCTAAAAATGTTATTCCAGCAACGTATCTATTTGCTGAGTTTCCATTTAAGTCAACCTTAGAGCCATCTGCTTTTAAATATATAGAACCGTATTGACCAAGTGAAAATTCTTGGTATTTTGTTCCTGTTAATGCCATGTTATTATTTTTTTAAAATTCATACAAATATAACAAAATTATCTATAAACGATTTCTTTTCCCTCAAGAACTCTATAAAATCTACTAACTAATAGCTTTCCTTTTTGTGATATAGCAAATCTTCTTTCTCTATCGTGTGCTTTTTCTAAGTATATAAACAAATAACCTAACTTATTTAATCTAGGAACTTTAGAGGAAGCGAATCTATCTGAGGCTCTAAAATTTCTAACAACATAGGTGTAGTTAAAATATTTAATATCGTAAACATGAAAAAGGAACTCTAATTCATTTACTGAAAGACCGTAAGCATCTCTAAAGTAATAAAGTACTGGCCTATAGTTTTTTAGGTATCCAGGATTAGGCATTGATTGAATTTAATTGTTTTGGCAAAGTTAAGTATTTTATTGTATATTTGCTGATAATTAATTTTATTAAATATGTCTACTTTAGAAGGTAAAAATATAAGCGAAACATTTCAGACTTTATTAAAAACATCTGCTGATACTGGTATAAACTCAACTATTGGAACAATAGAGGATGGTCAGGGTGTAAAAACAAGTTTAAGTTTAGGGACTGATTCAGCTGCTATAAAAAATGGTTATTTTGGCATAGGAATAGAAATTCCCACGACACAATTACATATAGTTAGTAATGTCTCTCAGCCTGTTTTAGTTGAAGACGGAGTAGGTCATGACCAATTTTATATTGGAGACACTCTTTCTAACTTTAATGTCAAAATGGGTGATATTACTGGTTCTTCTTCTGGTAATGATACTTCGTTATATGTTAAAGACTCATCAAGTAGTATTATAGCTAAAGCTACTAACGTAGGTATAAATAACGACACTCCTTCACATTCTTTACATGTAGGAAGTAATAGTGGTACAGTAAAATTTTCTTTAGCTTCTAACACATCTGCATTTGATGTAAACAATTTATTTAAAGTAGACACAGCTAATAATAAAGTTACTATTGATGGTGACCTTATAGTTGAAAAATCATTTAGCGAGGCTCCAGAAAGATATACTTTAAAAGAGTTTTTTGAACAGAGACCAGGAGTTAATGGCAGTGTTGGTATAGCGTTTAATAGAAACTATGAGATTACAGGAACAAACGCCACTGATAGTGATGTTACTTGGAATGCTGGAGCCGTAGCAGGATTATTCATTCAAACGGACGGAGCTTCTGGAGATGATATAATTGTTCAGCCTCATACGGATAGTAATCAAACTGCTTGGAAAAACATTGGATGGAACACTAGTAAATCTTTGATTTATGAATCTTACGTTCAATTTATAGATGTTGCAGATATGGCTTTCATGTCTGGCTTAAAATTAACTAACGCTTGGAATTATGCTACAGATTCAGACCAGGCTTATTTTTATTTTGCTACAGGAGATACTGTTGAGGGAGCAACAAATACTTTAACAGATAATACTAAGTTGCATTTTATATATAGTGTTGCTGGCACTGACTATATAACTAACTTAGGTCTCAGCGTGTCAGCTAACGATAAGTTAAGATTAAAAATTGAGATTGATTCAAATAGACAAGTGAGTGTTTTTGTAAATGGCGCTCAGTACGGTTTAGTTACTTCCGCTACAGCAGGAGGTGGAACAGCTGCTAGCTCTACTACAAAATCAAATGCTTTGACTGACGATACTGAGCTAGAACCTTTTACAGGTATAAGTGCATTAGCTGCTTCGACTAAAGCTTTTGGATTGATTTACAAAAAGTTAAGTATGCTTATATAAGCAATACTTTTATATATTAATTAAATTAAATAAAAAAATGAAAACAGAAGACCTTATTAAAGAGGTTGGTACATCTGTAATAGATTTGCTAATCGAAAAAAACAGAGCCTACGGAGATAGTGCGACTAATCCAGTAAACATATTTGCTAAGGGCTCCCCTATCGAAAATATCTCAGCTAGGCTAGATGATAAATTGATGAGAATAAAAAACAAAGGTATAAATGACCAGACAGAAGACACTGTAAATGATATTATAGGATACTTAATATTACTCAAAGTAGCTATGATTAAAGATTCTGATTCTGATACTCATAAAGAATATCAATCTTTATATACATCCTCATGGAGCTAGTAGAAGACATAAAACCTATAATTAGAAAGATTACTATAGGAGACATGAAGGAAGGATTGACTTATGTTGTTGGTCAAACAATGATGAGAGGTCAGTTAGAGGTAACAGCTATAATACAGGATGAGGCTGCTTGGTATAAGCATCAACAAGTTGTATATGATGTTTACGTCAAAAGAGACGGAGAGAGTTATTCTAAGCCTTGGAAAAGGTTTTTCTCTCAACCTACATCAATAGAGTTTGACATACAAGATAGAAGTGAATATAATATAATGTAATATGAAATTAATTAAAGATAGATTTTTAGTAAAAGTAGATAAATTAGAGGAAGATACTGTAAATATAAATGGTGTAGACATATACTTTGATAGCAGTTATGACCCAATGAATCATACTAGGCAGTATGGAGAAGTTGTTGTTATACCAGAAAATTTAACTAGCGACTCAATGGATGTAAAAGTTGGAGACAGAATATACTTTCATCATTTTATATCGGATAAAAAAAACAAAATAACAGAAGATGAAGATGGTAATAACATTCTTCAGGTTGATGCTGGACAAGTATATTGTGCTGTGAGAGACGGAGAGATTATTATGCAGAACTTCTGGTGTTTTGTTGAGCCTAAAAAAGAGCCAGAAGAAAATTATAAAACCGAATCTGGTATATATATAAAGACCGACATAGAAGCAGAAGAGCTTAGAGGTTATTTGAGACACGCAAATAATGAGATTATAGATTACGGAGCAAAGTTAGATGATGAGATTATATTCTCAGAAAACTCTGAGTATCAGATGACTGTAGAAGGAAAGGAGCTCCTAAGAATGCGAAACATAGATATATTAGCTGTCGTAGAATAATGAGTATAGATGTAAACAAAAAACTAGAAGAGCTTATGCAGGCTGGTTTGGAGGCTTACGAAATACTTGTTGAAGAAATTAAAAGACCTCTAGACGAAGAGTTACAAGATGATAAAAGACGTAACGCTATGAAGGCTAAGAAAGAATGTTTTCTTGACGCTAAAGAAATACTTTCTTCTATAAAGAAGATTGAGAATCAGGTCAACGGAGAAGATGAAGATGAGGTAGAGGAAGAGAAATCTTTTACTGCTGGTTTTGTAGAAAAGTTTGCCAAAAAATAATGTCTATGTTTGAAGAAATATCTGGTATAAAGATTGAGCTTCCTGAAAAGCCCAAGAAGAAAGATATTTTGTTTTCTGGTCTACCTAAGAAAAAACAGAAATGGTCTAGGACAGAATTACCTCCTGGATTATATCCTGAAACATCCTCTAAATATGCTGACTTTATAAAGCAGGAATTTGAAAGAAGAGAGAACGGTGTTTGGTTTATGAATAATGGAGTTCCTACTTATATAACAGGGGAGCATTATTATTATTTAAACTGGTGTAAATTAGATATAGGATACCCTCAATATAGAGATAGAGATAGAAGATTTTATATTTTCTGGGAATACTGCTCTAAAGACCCTAATTGTTTTGGAATGGTTATGGTTAAGCACAGACGAGAGGGAGCATCTTACAAGGGAGCTGCTATGCTTTTATATGAGGTTACAGCCAATTACAATGCTCATGGTGGTATTATTAGTAAAACTGGTGCGGATGCTAAATCATTGTTTACTGATAAGATGGTTTATATGTTTAGAAATCTGCCATTTTTCTTTCAGCCTATAATTGATGGTTCTGACAATCCTAAGTCTACTTTAAGTTTTAATCAGCCAGGACAAAAGATAAGCAAGAACTTTAAGACTGTAACTAAGTCTGAAGCACTTAACTCAAAGATTGACTGGAGAAACACTAAGGAAAACTCATATGACTCCGTTAAGTTAGTTAGGTATTTATGTGATGAGGCAGGTAAGTGGGTTGACGCTAATGTAGAGAAGAACTGGGAGGTTGTTCGCTCATGCCTAACACTAGGAGATAAAATAATAGGTAAATGTTTTATGCCTTCAACGGTTAATGAATTGTCAAAATCTGGCGGTGAGAACTTCAAGAACTTATGGAATGATAGCGACCCTAATGATTTAGATGCTAACGGAAGAACTCGTTCAGGTTTGTATCAATACTTTACTCCAGCTTATGATGGATATGAAGGATTTATTGATGAGTACGGCATGTCTGTAGTAGACACTCCCGATAATGAGCAATCTAAATTTATAGACAAGAAAATTGGAGCTAAGGAGTTTTTAGATAACATAAGGTCTTCATATAAAAATAATACTTCAAAGCTTTCTGAAGAAAAAAGACAAAGGCCATTTAGTATTGATGAAGCCTTTAGAAGTGACGTTAACAATAGTATATTTGATGTGGAGAGGATTTATCAACAGATAGATTATAATAACGCATCTAAAGGAATGACCGTTAATGGAGATTTTGTTTGGAAGGGAGGAGTTGAAGACTCAGAGGTTATATGGCAGCCTAGAAAAAATGGCAAGTTTACTATAGCTTGGATACCCCCAGAAGATAGAAGAAACAATAAAACAACCAATAATGGAAGAGTCTTTCCAGGTAATGATATTGAGGTAGTTGCAGGTTGTGACCCTTATGACCACGACACTACAACTGACGGAAGAAGGTCTGATGCAGCAGCATACGTATATAAAAAATTCTCAATGAGAGACGACTTTTCTAATGTTTTTGTATGTGAATATATACACAGACCACCGAAAGCTGACATTTTTTATGAAGATATGATAAAAATGTGTTATTTTTACGGCTGCCAAATACTTGTAGAGAATAACAAGGTTGGGATTATAAAGTATTTTGAACGAAGAGGATATAACAATTACCTAATGGATAGACCAGAGTCAACTCACACTTCATCAAGTAGAGCTCAAAAGACAAAAGGTATTCCTAGTACAGGAGCCTCTGTTATAGCTGCTCAAGCTGAAGCTGTTTCATCTTATGTTTATGACCACGTTGGAATAAACCAAGAAACTGGTGAAATAGGAAAGTGTTACTTTAATAATCTACTAGAGGATTGGAGTAAGTTTGAAATAGATAATAGAACTAAATATGATGCTACTGTAGCTTCTAGTATAGCTTTGCTGGGCTCACAGAAATACATAAAGCCAAAAAAAGAACAAACATTTAACATGAATCAGTTTGTTAAGAAATATAAAAATACTGGAATAATTTCTAAAAGAATATGAAAATTAAGTTTGAAACAATAGGAGGATACCCTACTCCTTTCGTGAGTAATGAAGAAAAAAAGTCTGATGATTACGGTATTCAGTACTTTAAAACAATGTATTACGACTTCAAGAAGTCTGGTGAATCGACCTACTCTTTAAGAAGAAGAAACATGAATACATCAAGAAAATATTCAGATGGAGTTCAGGATGTTTCTAAGTACAAAGACTTATTAGATGTTGAAGGAGATACTTCATTCATGAATATAGATTGGACACCTGTAAGCATAATACCAAAGTTTGTTGATGTTATAGTTGGTGATTTATCTAATCAAGATTTAGAGATAAAAGCTAAAGCTGTTGATAATATATCTGAAGACATTAGGATAAAGGAAAAGAACAATCTAATGTTAAAGATGATTAACAAAGATTTCTTGGCTGAGCTTACAGAGGTCACTAAAATGGACTACAACCCTAAAGGATTTGTTCCTGAGTCTAGTGAAGAACTTGATTTATATATGCAGCTTAGTTATAAGCAGTCTCATGAAATAGCCTTAGAAGAAGGGATAAAGTTTGTTACTCAGAAAAATGATTTTGAAGAAACAAAAAGAAGAATTTTAAGAGATTTAATTGTTGTCGGACAGGGTGCCATTAAAACATCAATATGTCCATCTAGTGGAGTTAAAATAAAATATGTAGACCCTATCAACTTGGTTACATCTGGTAGTTCTTCTCCTGACTTTAAAAATATTCAGCATGCTGGGGAGGTTTACAAGGTTACTATATCTGAGTTAAAGCAAATGGCTGGAAGTCAATTTACTGATGAAGAGTATAAGGATATAGCTACTACTTACGGAAAAAAATCATCTAACTATAATTCATCTACTGGTTTTGGTTCAGAAACAAATAAATATTCTGACGAGTATGATGGATACACTATAGAAATATTAGATGCTGAGTTTATGAGTTCGTATTACTTAAAATACGAAAAGAAGATAAATAAGTTTGGAGGATATTCTTTAAACAGGAGAAGCGTAAACAAAAAGATAAAACAAAATGAAAAAAGAAAAGTTGTTCAAAACACTGTTAAGGCTGTTTTTTCTGGTAAATATATTGTAGGAAGTGATTATATATTTGATTACGGATTAGCTAAGAATATGATGAGACCTAAGTCTAATCTATCAGAGACTAATTTATCGTATATAATTTATACTCCAAATATAAGGTCTGGAAGAAATATATCTTTAGTTGAGAGAATGCTACCTTTTGCTGACCAAATACAGTTAGCTCACTTAAAGATGCAACAGCTTTTAGCTAAGGCTAGACCAAAGGGTGCTGCTTTTGAAATTGGTTCATTGGAGAATGTATCTAAAGGAGACGGTGGTAATTTTACTCCTCTTGAACTTCAGGAAATATTTGACCAGACTGGTAATATTTATTTCAGAAGGACTGATGATGAGGGTAATCAGACTCAATCAATGCCTATCGTTGAATTAGAGAACGGTATAGGTAATGATATAAGTAAGTTGATAAATATATATCAGCATAATTTACAGATGATTAGAGACGTAACTGGAGTCAATGAAGCAAGAGACGCATCTAAACCTTCTTCTGACGCACTAGTAGGTGTTCAGAAATTAGCTTTATCAGCTTCTAATAATGCCACTAGATTTATAAATCAAGGATACCTTAATATAATTAAAAGAACTGGGCAGTCAGTATCTATGAGGCTTCAGGATTTATTAAAATACGATAAGCCATTAAGAGGATATATTAGTGCTTTAGGAGAGACAACTATGAAAAACATAGAGCTAACTAAAGAGGTTTCTTTATATGACTTCGGTATATTTATTGAGGTGGCACCAGATGAATCTGAAAAACAATTATTAGAGCAAAACATTCAAATGTCTTTAGCTCAAAAAGAACTGAGATTAGAGGATGCTATATCTATACGTTCTGTAGTTAATAATAAGTTGGCTAATCAAATGCTTGTTTTAAGAAGAAAGAAGTATCAAGAAGAGGTGTCTGAACAAGCTAAGAAAAACGCTGAAGCTAATGCTGCTCAACAACAACAGTCTATAGCAGCGGCTTCTCAAGCTAAACAGCAAGAGATGCAGGCTCAGATGCAGGTAGACCAAGCTGGCTCTCAATCAGACCTAAATGTTAAGATGCAGCTTCTTCAAGCTGAGTATGAGCTTAAAAACAATTTTGCTCAAGCAGAGCATGAGAGAAGAATGGCTGAACTTCAAATTAGTGGAAGTGTAAAGGAAAAAGCTAATAAGGCTTTAGGTAGTTCTAGAGAGGGTTCTATAGAGAAAAGTGCTTACTATCAGTCTCAAATGATTGAGCAGAGAAAAGATAAAAGAGGCCCTATAGATAACCCTGATAATATTTTACCACAAATTATAGAGTAAATTACTCTTTATAATTAAAATAAACTATATTTGCAAAAATAAATTTAATTAAATATCAATAATATGGAAGAGAATAAAGGAATAGGCGATTTAATCGCTGGTGCTTTTGGAGGCGAGGTTGTAACTCCAAACAATGGTACAGAGTCAAATATTGTAGACTTAACCACTAATGAACCTCAACAAGAACAATCATCTTTTCAGGAAGAACCTGCACAGGTGGTTGACTTAACCGCTGAAAAGGCTCCTATTGAGTCTTCAAGCGCACAAGAAGAAAGTTCTTTAAATATTGAAAGTTCAGATTCTACTTCTGACTACATGTCTGAATTAAATCAACAACTAGGCTCTGATTTTGAATCTATAGAGCAATTAGTTGATAGGTTTAATGAATTATCTGATTCTCCAAAAAATGAGTCCAGCTACGCTAACGAGCAGTTAGAGGCAATGGACAAGTTTGTTAGGGAAACAGGTCGTTCTGTTAATGATTTTTTAAGAACTCAAACAGTTGATTATAACGAAATGTCTAATGACAATGTTGTAAAAGAGTATTTGAGAGCTAATAATCCAGACTTATCCAAAGAGGAAATTGATGTTTATTTCGAATCTCAATACAAATCTTCGGAGCAGGAAGAAGGAAAGATTACTCCTCAATCAGTTCAGCTGAAAAAGGATGCTTCTATAGCTCGTAAAGAGTTGCTAGAAACTCAAGACTCGTATAAGATGCCTAAAGAAGGTGCTTATAGTTCTGAGGAAGAGCAGCAACTACAACAAGCTTTTATAGAAAACATGTCCTCTGAAGTTGATTCTGTTGAGTCTATAGAGTTTGATATTAATGATTCTGGCGAAGTCTTTACTTATGCTTTATCTGATGAACAGAAAAGCTTAGCAAAAGAAACAGCTGGTAATCTTGATAACTACTTTGACAAGTATATTGACTCTGAGGGTAATTGGGACCATGATACTTTAGCTATGGATATGTTCGTTAGAGATAACTTCGATGCTATAGTTAGAGCAGTGGCTAATCAGTATAGGTCAAAAGGAACCGAGCAGGTTATTGACGAGATTAAAAACCCATCATTTACTCCAGAACAAAAAGATGTTCAAGGTTCTAAATCAATCCTTGAGCAAGTTTCTGAACAGATATATAAAGGAAGTTCTATGTGGAATAGATAATTAATAATTAATAATAACTAAATTTTTTAAAAATGTCAAATGTTTCAATTCCTAGTGGCATGGTGCTAAAGCCTACGGCAACTGCACAAGCTACTAACGATAACTACGTAAGTGCGTTGACAACAGCGAACTTGCACAAAAGAGATGTTTCTGAGCAGTTAGTAAAAAGATATGGAAGTCAGGGTATTACTGGCCTTCTTGAGTTAATGGGTGCTAAGGCTCCAACTTCTCAAACTAAATTCGAACACTACGAAGAAGCTTTCTTACACAATGATGTAAAATTCCAATTTGATTCTGCTGTTGTTGCTGCTGCTGCTACAGTTGAAGAAATCACTATTCAAACTGATTCTTTAGTTTCAGGTATTCCTGCTGTAAGAGTAGGTGATATTATGTTGTTAGAAGATGGTACTCAAGTTTATGTTCAGGCTAAGGCTGATGACGTTTCTGCAACTATCTATCCTTTAACTTCAGGTGGTTTTGTTTCAGCTAATGCTGGTTCAGTAGATGTAAACGCTGTAATCATTGGTAATGCTTTTGCAGAGGGTTCTGCTCAGCCAGTAGGATTAAGCCCACGCTTACATCACTATGAAAACCAAGTACAAATTATCAAAGAATCTTTCGAGGTTACTGGTTCAGAAGCTACTAACGTAGTTTATGTAAAAGTAGATAACGAAGAAATGGGTTCTGGATACTTATGGTACTTAAAAGGTGAAGCTGATACTTACCAAAGATTCCAGGATTATTCTGAGATTCAGATGGTTCTTGGTCAAGCTATCAACAACACTAACTTAACAGGTACATCTTCTACTTTAGATGGTACTGCATACTCTAACTCTAGTTTAAGAGGTACTGAAGGTTTATTACCATTTATCGAAAACAAAGGACAGTCTATGGACTTAGGAGCTTCTTCTATTACTATGGCTGACTTTGATGCTATGGTTAAGTCTTTAGACAAGTACAGAGGTGCTAAAGAGAATGCTCTTTACGCTGGTATTAACTTATCTTTAGATATTGATGACTTGTTAGCTGCTCAAGGAGCTTATGCTGCTGGTGGTGCTAACTACGGTACTTTCCAAAACAACAAGGATATGGCGTTGAACTTAGGTTTCAATTCGTTTACTCGTGGTGGTTATACTTTCCACAAGAAAACTTATGACTTATTCAACCACCCAAAATTACTTGGTGCTACTGGTCAAAAGTACAATGGATATGGTATGATTATTCCTATGGATACTCAGAAAGATGCTAAAAGTGGTGATGCTATTCCTTCATTGAGAATACGTTACAAAGCAGCTAATGGTTATTCAAGAGACATGGAGCACTGGTTAACTGGTTCTGCTGTTCTTCAGAATAAAACTAATACTGAGGATGTGTTGAAATCACACTACCGTTGCGAAAGAGGATTTGAAGGTTATGCAGCTAATCGCTACATGCTTATCAAAAAATCATAATTAATAATCTGACTTAATGGTGGGTGGCTTCGGCTGCCCACTATATAGTCTACTAAATACTATAATTATGAATGCTAAAAAATATTTTTTCTTTCAAACTGCTACTAAAGCTGCGGTAACTGAAGGAGAGCTTACTTTAACTGCTGTAGCTGGAGGTCCTATAGGACAAGAGATTGCTCTTACTATTGTTGAATCTGGAACTGAATCTACTTCAGCTGTTACTGTTAGTGGTAAATCTATAACTGTAGCTATTGGAACTAGTGATGACCAAACGGCAGTTACTATGAGAGATGCAATAAATGCTTCTGCTGACGCTTCTGCTTTGGTAGTTGCTACAAGTACTGGTTCTACAGCTGTAACTGCTGCTGTTTCTATTCAGTACTTAGCTCTTTCTGAGACTGACTCATTTAGTTTTCCTTTATCTAGTTTTGCTGGAATGCAACCATCTGGAGACTCTGCTTTAAACTTATACTTTAAATCAGCTAAAAACTTTGATGGAAGTGATGCTGGAGCAAATGCTTTAATTATTTCTGATAAGGTTATTCTTAATTTAGAAACAGCTAATACTCACAGAGATGCTATGCAGGCTATCATAGAGCAGATTAATTCTGCTAATGGTAATGACGGATTAATTTCTTTTGATGATAATCCTGATGATTTAGACTCAGTAGGTAAGCTTTTCAGCAATGTTGGAGCAATAACTGTAGCAGCAGCTAATTCTTAATCTTAAATAATAAATATTATGGAAAATAAATTTGTATATATAAGAGCCGTTGCTGAGGTAGCTAATGACGATGCAGTTACTGTTGACTCTGCTTGCTACCCATTGAGCTCTTTTTCTGGAGCAGCTCCTTCTGATGATGGTAAATTATCATTATTTTTTAAGTCTATGACTAACTATGATGGTTTTGATAACACTGGAGATGCTGTAGTTCATTCTGATGAGGTTGTATTAAACTTCCTTCCTGTAAACACTCATAAAGAGGTTATGGAAGGTGTTATTAATGCTTTTTCTTCCGATAGAGATGGTATGATTGTTCTTGGTGATGATGTAACTGGTGAATACTGTTTTTCAGAAATAACTAGTGTTGAGTCTATAGACGTAAGTGCTGTTAATTCTTAATCTTTAAAAACTAATATTATGTATAACGAAGAACTATATCTCTACTTTAGAACACAGCCAACCGTAGCTAATGACGATGCTGAAAACGACTCATGTCTTTTTCCTTTGTCTTCTTTTGCTGGTTACGAAGCAACTGCTGCTTCTGGTGTAAATAAAGTAAAAATGTATTTTAAGTCTATGCAAATGCACGATGGTGCTGACTACGTTACAAATGGAGTAGTTGTATCTGATGCTGTTGTAATAAGCTTAAAAGCTGGCTCAACGCCAAAAGATTTTATTGAAGACATGACTAAACAACTTAATGTTGCTTGTCACTCTAAAAATAAATTCCTTAATGTTGCTGATGATAGAGATTTGCAATATGTATCTACTCACATTGCTGAGGTAGGTGCTATTGGTATCGCTGCTGTCGCATCTTAATAACTCTAATTAGAGGGAGGTTAACCCCTCCTTCTTTTTTTTTAATTTTTAATTTAATTTAATAATAACAAAAATGGCACGTAAAACTGTAAAAAAATCAAATGTTGTGACTCCTGTAGTAGATACTCCAGTTGTAGAATCAACACCAATCAAAGAGGCTCCAGTAGTTTCTAAACCTTTACCAAGCTTTGGTAATCAAGTAAGTAGAAAGCCCTCTATTTATAAATTAATATCAAGAGATAAAGACTCAAGAACAGGTGCGGATAAATATCCAATCGTATATATGTTAAAGGCTGAAGATGTAATTTTTGACCCTGAGTCAGGAACTCAGAGAGCTATAAGATACATTAAAGGTCAGAGGTCTATATTTGTTGATGAGCAGGACAAAGAACTTCTAGCAAAAACTCCTATAACATTTAACAATGGGTTTTTAATTGTAGAATACACAAATCCTAATCTTAAAAAATACTTAGACTTGTGTAATGCAAATCTTAACAATCCTAATAGACTTTCATCATCTGCTCCTTCTTTTGGTTTAGAAGACTCTGAAAAGAAAGCTAAAGAGAGATTGGAAAGAAGTAGAATGGAAATGGATGCTGTGACAACTGTATTAACTATGTCTTTAGATAAGTTAGTTGGTTACGCTAAAGTTCTTGGAGTTAATGTTAAGAACTCAACTGATGAGATTCGTTATGACATGAAAATGCTAGCTGAAAAAGACCCTTCAGGATTTATCGCTGGATTAGACAGTCCATTAACCGAAATGAAAGAACTGATATTGAAAGCTTCTGAATACAAAATATTAAAGATGGAGTCTAATAGAATTAACTGGACTATAGGAGACACGAAGCAGCTTGTTTCTAATGTTCCTATGGGTATTAAAGCTTTAGACCATTTAGCTGAATTATGCTTAACTGTTGATGGTGAGCCTATACTTTCTCAGATAAAAGCTCAGCTTTCTAGATACAATTAATATAAACTATATTTTTAATAAGGAGAGGTGCCATTGGTATCTCTCTTTTTTTTGTTATATTTGCTATGAAATTCATCATACGTAATGACAATAGACGAGGTATATAGATTTATTCAGTTCATAGCTAACAAAGACCAAAGAGGTTTTATTAAGCCTAGTGAGTTTAATTTAGCTGCAACTAGGGCTCAATTAGATGTTATAGAGGAAAAATTTAAGGAGAGAAATTCTCATAAAAATTTAGATGACTTAGCTCCTGTTGTGAATGTAGTAGCTTTAGCTTATAGCTCTCCGTCTTGGACTTACCCTGCTGGATTTCTCCATTTTGTTAGTCTTGAAATAGGAGGCAACGCTGTTGAACTTATAGGTCTTGAAAAATTACAGTATAGAGTTGATAGTAGTATAGTATCTCCATCACAAACTTATCCATTGGCAGTTATGATTAATAGTGGATTTAAAATATATAATAACGGAAGCACACCAGCATCTAGTGGGACTGTAACTATGTCTTACATAAAAGAACCTACTGCTCCTAAGTGGACCTATACTATTGTTAACGGTGCTCCTGTATATAACGGTTCAGCTGCTGATGCTCAAGGATTAACTCTACCATCAAGCACACATAAAGATATTTGTCATAAAATAGCTGAATACGTTGGTGTTAGTTTAAGAGATGAAGATGTGGTAACTTTTGGAGCTAGTTTTGGATTATCATCTAAAGAACAATAATAAATGGCAACTACAAGAAGAAAAATAGCTGAACAGGTTCAAAGAATAATTGAGGGTGGTAATGTATCAGATGATACAAGGATAGACATTCGTGAAATAATGGTTTTAGTTGACCAGGAAAGAGACAGTCTAGTAAGGCAATTAATAGAAGATAGATTTTACACTAAAAGCACAACGACTAATAAAGCCGAATTAGAAATAACTGGAGACTTTATTACTGTAGATTCAAGTTTATCAGTAACTAGTAATAAGGTAGAGTTGCCTAGTCAACCAATAACATTACCTAACGATATGGGTATAGTTAGAGTTTATTCAAGTTCTAACGAATACATTAGAATGCCTTATGGTGGAGGTACTTCTTCCACTAATAATAATCCTTTATATCACAATACAGTAACTAGTACTAATAAAAAGTTCTGGTATGTTCAGGGAAATGAATTATACTTATATCAAGATACTTCTGCAACTGTTAGTGTTGCTTATATTGCTACTTCTAGTAGTTTATCTGATACAGGTACCTACCCAATTCCTGCCGACATGGAAGCCACTATAGTTAAAAACTTAGTAGATGTGTTTACATTGATGAAGGGAGCTGAAGAGGATTATAAAAACAATAACATAGGATAATATGAGCGCACAATTTGTTAGTTTAGAAGAGGTAGTAAATGGCCTTTTAGTTGATGAAGGAAAAAACACTCAGGCTGAATTTTTAAGATACTACAATATAGGATTAAAGGGATTAAAAGAATTAAACTTTGATACTGTAAGAATGATTAAAGCTGTTGAGGTAACTGTTAATTCATCTACTAACACTATTACACTTCCAACAGATTACGTTAAATTCGTAAGTATATCTGTAGTAGGCTCAAACGGAGAGTTGCAATATCTAGGAAGAAAAGAAAAATTAAACCTTACAACTGGTGCAGTTTCTTCTGATGATGGAGACGACAGTCTCTATTATGACAATGTAGATAATGGTATTTATGCTAGATATGGTTTTGGTGGAGGTAATAATTCTAATGGATATTATAGAGAGAATTTAGATGGAGACACTATAGAGTTTTCTTCTGTTTCTGGAGATTTGAATAAAATTATATTAGAATATATATCGGATGGCTCTAGTGGAGTTACTGGCGATAATATTCAGGTTCACACTTTCGCTCAGGAGGCATTGGCTTCATTTGTATACTGGAAATCAATACAGAGAAAAAGAGGTATAAACGCTAATGAAAAACAATTAGCTAGAAAAGAATTTTATAACCAAAAGAGATTGGCTAGAGCTAGAATGAACTCATTTAATAAATCTGAGGCACTTCAAACATCTAGAAAAGCATTTAAGCAATCTCCTAAATTATAATTAAATGGCTGGCTTGCAGGAAAAGAAACTTTTTATAGGAGGCCTAGATAGAGATTCTGACGAAAGATTTGTGAAAGAGGGAGACTATGTTGACTCTTTAAATATAAGAAATCAGTCTTCTGACTCAAATAGCATAGGTGTTATTCAGAATATACCGGGAAACACAAAAATAACTTTTAACTTTAATAAAAAAAAATTACCTATATTATATGTTGGAGATGGTATTTTCAATGGGCATGCAGACTCTGGTCATGGAGGAGATGTTCCTAAAAGTGTAGTTTATTTTTTACCTGACTCTTTACCCTCTGGAAGCTTAGATTTTAATTTTGACATGTTGGGAGGCTCATATAAATCCTCATACTCTTCAGTAAATCTTAATGACGTAGAGGAGCTAAAAAAATGGATGGCAGGATTTGTTGAAAAAAATGCAGTAGAACTACTTTCTAGGGGTGTTGATGTAAAGTACGCTGAAAAAGGAATATCTAAAAGTTCATTATCTTTACCTTGTTTAGTTTTTTTATTAACTAACGATGGAGATTCTTTAAATATTGATGTTTTTGGAGCTGATGTTGACAACAATAAGGTGTCTAGAAATTTTAATTTTTTTAATAAACAATTTAACGTAGGGAGATAGAAAATGGCTAGAGAAATTCACAAATGTATTGGTTCATATGAGGACACACATAAAGATAAAATGTATTATTTTGTTTTCTCTAATCTTTTAGACCACTATATATTAGAATACGATTTAATAACAGATACAGTTTCTGAAATATTTAGAGACTGTATGTCTGACTCAGATAACTTGTTTTTATGGAGAGAAAACTTCTTGATAACAGAAATAAATAAAATAGGAGACATTCTTTACTTTACTTCTGATAGATATGGTGAACCTCAAGAAATAAATGTGGTTAAGTCTAAAGAGTCAATGAAGGTCATAAATGAATATGGATATGTTGAGGCTTCATCTCAAATAATGAAGGCTGAACCTGATAAGTATTATCCGTATTCTATGTATACTCCTAATGATGCTGGAGCCGTAAATAACTATCCCTATCAAGAAACTAGAGATGTTAAAAAACAGTACGTAGAGGTTAAAAAGAGACCTCCATACACAAAACCTTCGGTGTCTTTTGATACAAATTCTTCTATAAAGAAAAACAACATATTTGGAAAGTCATTTCAATTTAGGTATAGGTATCATTTTTACGACAAGCAAGTAACAGAATGGAGTAGAATAAGTGACGCTACTCATACTGATGATATGAAATCTAATGTTGCTAACTTGAACTCTGATGCTTCTTCAGATAATATTATAAATATAAGGTATATAGCTGGAAATCATCAGGTAGAATACATAGAGCTTTGCGCTAGAATATGTAAAGATTTTGATGTAGACAAGCAGGGTAATAGAGGTGATTTCTTTGTAATAGCTAAGGTGAAGAATGATTACGATAAATTTTTGAATGAAGAGTCTCTTAATTTTAGTTTTTTTAATGACAAGATATATCCTTTTGCTGACAAGAATGATATAGCAAAGATTTACGACAATGTTCCTAAGAGAGCCAGAACTCAAACATTAATATCTGATAATAGAATTTCATACGCAAATTACCTTGAGGGATTTGATGTAGAAAGTATAGATGTTGAGCTTCAACCAAAATATGGAGGTGTTACTAGTTCAGATAAGCTTTCAGCAATAATATATCCTGGTTGGACTGTAAATAGCTCAGGACAACTTTCAGGAGGATGGAGTGGTACTAATATTGATAACCAAAAATCTAGTGCCTATGCCGATAGAACTACTAGTGGTAGTCCTCATTCTATAACATTAAAAAATACATCTATTTCTAATTTAGTAGGATTGGCTCAGGACGCATCTAAGACTTGGGAGATTTCTAGTAAAGGTCTTGAAGAGGGCGGCTCGAACATAAATATTGTAATAGGCCCTTATAATTCATCATATAAATCTAGACATAAATACGGTCCTTATGATGGACAATTCAATGTAGCTGGAAATTACAACAGAGATACCAATGGTCAAGATAGTCATGGAACCGATAGAGAAACATTTCAAATAAATCAACTAGTAAAATATCCGACTCCAGTTGACGAAGCAGGACAAAGTTCTTTTTGCGGAACTAAAACTGGAGGAACTAATGGATACCCTCAAATAACATTTGCTTTTTACTACGGTGATATTGAGACTTCTGAAAATCAAATAGTAAACATAAATGCTAGCGCAAGATTTGCTTGCAGAGTTCAAAATCCAGGTAATTTGATTACAAGAGATAGAGTTCAAGATAGTAAGGTACATATAATTGATATTCAGAAATCAATAAACACCGCATCTTCTGGAATAGATTTTTCCGATGATGCTTCTGGATTAGACCAACAAATGATTTATGTAGCTGAGCAATTAGGAGCAACCTATTCAAAATACTCCTCTATATCGGATAAGCCTGACAATGGAGACTACGCATGGTTACATGGTCCTTACG